TGGATACAAATCCCATCCGGGCAAGAACCCGCCCATTGAAAACCGAATCAAACCCATCGGGGGCTTACGCCCTACGCCTAGCTGCGACTTTCAATCGCTTCACCATCATTCAGTCAGCGGGCAGACAAGTCTGAGCTTCGGGGAGCGACCCCTAACTTCTTGCCCCAGTCCCCGCCCTAAAAGAGCCGAACCACGAGTCCTGTGCGGGATTGTTTACCCGCAAATTTCACCGTTCGTTCAGAAATTGTTACTTTTACAATAACGCACCCAATTTGCATTATAGAAAGATCATCTTCTTCTCCGTCCTACGGCTACTTTAACCGGCGACTTTCGTTATAGCCGAATTTCTTCGACATCAAGACGGAAACGCATTGCTGGCTTTACCTCCGTCATTATGGCTGCCACACCATAACCCCATAGGCTTATTCTTCCACCGGAAGCGTCTATTGCTGCGCCCGAAAGTTCCGTGCATTTTGTAGCGATAACTCTTAGCACCACACATTTTTGTTGGCGGTTTCCGCCTCCCCACAATACATCGCTGCATCGCAGCCGCCCAGCAATAAAAGGTATCCCTCGTAAGCCAAACGGAAATTACTGCGTGTCTCTGAGTGCTGACGCACTTTGTTCACAGAGTTAATAATAAGCATGATTCAGATATTGAATTTTCAAGGTTCTTTGGAGCTGGTGACAGGAATCGAACCCGCAACCCACTGATTACAAATCAGTTGCGCTACCTGTTGCGCTACACCAGCAGATTGTTTAGTTAGTTCCTCTTGACAAGTATTACTATACCAGACAGAAACCGATTTGTCAATAGGAATTAGCAAAATAATTTCAAAAATTTTTGGTGGCTGGGATCGGACTCGAACCGATGTCTCCAGCTTATGAGGCTGGCAAGAAAACCAACTTCTCCACCCAGCCATAATTAGGCGGGGCGGATGCCCCACCTATTATGCGTCTCTTACAGAGCGTGTAAGCTCGTCTCCAGGACGGAACACCACATTCTGAAAACTTGGAACCATAATGCGTTCCTTGGTTTCTGGATGCACCGCAGGATGAGCCTTAAACTCTTTTACTTCAAATGTACCAAATCCACGGATCGTCACCTTTTCACCTCGGATAAGTGCCGCCTGGATTTCGTCAAAAATGTCGTCAATTACATTCTTGACAATATACTTCTTATTGCCCTGCTTACCAGCAACGGCATTGATAAGATCCGTTTTATTCATACTCACGCCGCTTTGTCGCTCCTTTGCGGACGATAAGCACTGGTATCAAAATCAACATCGCAAAACGCTTTTACTCCGGTATAACTACATACGCAAATAAGCTGCTGCTGAGCGCCATAAATGCGCTTTCCTACGCAATAGTCATCCATACCAAGAAAGCTTCCTGCCATGATTGTTTTTACACCCTGTACATTGTCGATTTTGTTATGATGCAAATGGCCTGACAGAATTGCATATACTGGCTCTTTCGCCATTGTCTGCAAAGACTGAACTTTGCTTGCAGATCCATCATAATCGCCATGTACACCAAGATAGGTCTTCCCTCTGATGTCGAGCAGATACATAGTATCGTCTATCTTGCGATAGTGGTCAAACACAATGTTCTCAAAATTCTGCAACCTTGCTTTCAGATACCACTCAACCAGATCATCCATTCGTTCATGCGGTGAAGCAAGCTCCTTCTCTTCCAATCTGGAATGATTTCCAGCAACAGAAGAGAAATACACATGGCGGAAATGTTTGCTCAGTTCTGCAAGGAATTCAGAAATCAACTCAGAAACTCCTACAACCTGCTCAATCACATTTTCTCGGTTAGATACCGCAATAGACTTATGAATATTGCCACTGATTAAGTCTCCATTTGCCCAAACATAGCAATTCTCTGCTCCATATCGTTCTGCCGTCTCAACAATGCTGACAAGATACTCTTGCAGCAACTGCCGGCACACATCAGAATTATAATAATTCCAGTAATTGTCTACACATGCGCCAAAATGCAGATCATTCAAGCTGACAAGCAAATCGCTGTCAGAAGCTTCAACAGAATTAGGCGCATATACAAGCTGAGGGATCACGCCATTCGTGATTGCTCGTTCCAGGATATCTGCATTCTCATCTTCACGAGCCATCTTACGCACAACCTTATTCAGCGCATTGCGCTGGTCAAAGAATCGCTGACGCTCCTTCTGGAATTCAAGCATCTTACGATCAAGCTCACTCAGATACGATGTCTCATCACCACTCTGGGCATACTTTGTTTTGAAATACTTCATCACATTGTAACCGGAATACGGTGTGACGTTCGCAGCCTTACGCAAGCTGTCATAGTGGATATTCAGGCCAAGCAGATCTACAATATCAGACCATTCAAGATCTGTTGGGTTTTGCTCAACCTTTGTTTCAATCAGGCGAAGACCGTACTCATACTCGCTTTCGTTTTCAAGCCGATTATATTTTGGATTCATCATTCGTCCCTCCCGTCTGGTGGTATAGGGACGATTCTGTGAATTGACAGCGTAATACCTACTACACCGTCCCATCGTTTCAAAAACTCGGTCAGACTATAACTTCTAACAAAATCTTTTCCGTACTCCGTTATCGTCATGTCTTTTGTGTCAATGATGGCGTTTGTAAAGCTTTCACTTTTCAACGTCTGCGCCATCTCATTGACCTCTCTGCTGAATCAGGCGCTTACGCTTCAATTCTCGCTCACGATCAATTCTCGCTACGATCTCAGCCGCCGCATGGTTTGTACCAGCAATCGCCCTCATCATACTCTCATTCTCTGTTGCATAGTAATGATGCCGCTTGGAGTCCTGCATCATCGTTCTCGTTACTTTGTACTCAGGATACAGTTCCCGAAGCACACGAGCCTCTTCCTTTGTCACTGGAATCATGTAATTTTCAGTCCTTCTTTATAAGATGTCCCAGGCTGTGAGGATAAACCCCACAGCCATACGGACGGGAGATGCCGATTATCTTAATAAAAACGGTTTTCTTCCCTTATAGGTATTTATCGTTTTGGGACAGAAAACATCGTTGATGAACGACCACAACTAAGCCAAAAGTCAATTTTTATCGACTTATTTGTGCGCTTTAACAAGCGTTGTTCAACGGCATTTTGTCAAAGCCGGACTTCAAAATAAAAACCGTCTTAATTCTTATGACTTTGGTAATATCTGGCGTTTCGCTTAGCTCTTTTCTCCTTATCCCGCACATCTTGACAAGCGTCGCAGCGCTTCTTGTTCTTCACAATTCCATCGACCTCGAAATCCTTTCCGCAATCAATACAGCGAATGGTCTTTTTGACAATAGGATGATAGACGGCGCAATTATTACAAAGCTTCTGCTGCGCAGTCATCGGAACAAAGCGCTCTCCGCATTTCTTACACTGGATAGATCCATCTGGCAGATTATTCCGAAGGTTGGTCAAAACCATATCGCCAAAACACATCCAGAAAACATTTTTCCGTTTACTCTGTTTGGTGTGGAAAAGATACTTTACGAGAACATCACATACATCCTTCATGTCGTACCCAAGAGCGGCGAATCGCTCCAAAATCATATCTCGCACATATGCAAGGTTTGTCATATCGTCATAGAAGCTGATTGCGTAACGATACTGTTTTTCGATTTCGTTATATAAGTCAACAACGTCCTGTAACATACTCACCTTCAAGGAAGGATTATTGAGCATGTACTGATATCGAAAAACACCAATGTTCCTTGCAGAAAAGGACATACGCTTGTTTGGAACGATTGCTTCCAGACGGTTTACTGCACTGTAATTCAACCGCTGTACTCTGCCGCCATCCTTTTTCTTCGCATATACAAAGAAATGTGGGGCTTTCATGCTGGTAATTCTCGCCAGTCTTGCGTTTACATCGTCCGGACGAGTTGGCTTAAACAAAGTCTTCGCATAGTCAATACAGAAGTTGTTCTCCATACACAAGATCTTAATAGCGTCGATATCTACATCGTCGCTGTTCCAGATTTTCGTGATGTCGTTGCTGATAACACCGATATTGCCTCCAGTCCAGGCCGCACGAAGACCTTTGAATATCTCTTCATTT